ATCTATTCTTTCGCCATGAACGTGCATATCCACAAATGATCCAATTGCATCGTTCTCAATCTGGCAAATCTCCCTAAGATTGTCTCCCAAAAGAAGTTGATCCAACTCAGTAAGCAGTTTTGCTTTTTCAGGATAACCTGCGTCACGCAGTGCTCCCGGAAGCCAACCCGCTGTGATTAGATTTTGCACCGCTTTTATCGCCAATGGGATGCGAGTATCCAATGCAGCATACTCATACTGAGCGTCAGATAGTTCATCATCCAGATTAAAAGATGTCTGTAATGTTTTGTCAATACTCTTATAAAAATATCTTCCTAACATCTCTTCCATAGAGTAAAACCCGTAGTTCTTTAAAGATGCTTGTCCACCTAACCCAGAATATATACATTTTTCTACCATCATGCAATCATAGAATCCATTAGTACGAATTCCAAAGTTCCAATAGAAGCATTGATATTCAAATGCCAAGTTCACGCCGACCTTAGTGATCTCATGTGAGCATACAAACGGAACCAACTTGTTTAGTAAGTCTTGCAGCCGGGGGGCTTTGTCAAGATTCTTGCCATAATTACCTTGGCAATCATAAAGAATATCTGAACTACCATCACAAAACTCCTTTAAATCAATAACATACTGCTCCTTACTATCACCAAACTGTATGGTCCTTACTCGCCGCCAATAGAAGTCGTTAACTACCGTTGTTTCCGTATCCCACCCATATTCCTTATGTGTCGAAAGGAAGCTGCATAGACTTGCTACTGATTCATCGTCAACAACTCTCGTTATATTAGGTGGGGGATTGAGAATCAATGGTGTGCGTTCTTCATTAAGCATAGAGCCATTCTACCATGGAATGGCTTTAAAGTCAAGATTTAAAAATTTAAATCTTCTAAGTCCTTTAGATTTACGGTTACTGTGGGAGTCAGTGTAAACTGTATGGCACTTGAGGGGCACTAACTGATAATATATTAAAAACCATATATTAATATTTTCTGTGTTTTCGCTTTTTGTTCGCTTTCTCTATTTACAAAAAATTTTATTTTTAAATTAATAAGTCTTTTATAATCAAAGACATATCTGGGTTATGGGAGACATATTTAAAAAATGGACTTGACAAATTTCAATTACCGTGTTACAATAATATTGTTCGTGACCGAAACCCCAACTATGTAATAACAGGGGTGTGTACGTTTTGGCGAAGCCTGATCAGTTGTGGGGAGTTTGGTTAGATTATCCGGATTATTTGTTGCAATAAAACTTGACAAATAGGCAGTTCTGTGGTACAATATAGAAATATTGAGTCCATTGTGTAGTATGGAGTATCTAACAAGGAAGAACTATGAAGTTAATGACGGGTTGGATTGGGAAGGACTTTAGGAAAGCTAGATTTGGGAATCAGAATGCTAGATCAAAGACAGAAGAAGCACTTCGAAAACGAGCAGAAGTTGAATTACTAAAACCTGACCCGGTTGTTGAGCATTACCCAAAAGAGGCGAACCTATGGAAACGGGTCTTTAAAATTCCTGAGCCAGAAGGTAAAAAATGAATAACTTCTATGTTTATATGTATTTACGAAAGAAAGACTCTAAGCATGGTGCTGCGGGTACGCCATATTATGTGGGCAAAGGTAAAGGAAAAAGGTTCCGTGAACGGCATAATGTTGCAGTTCCGAAAGAAAGAGAACGAATTGAATTTTATGCAACAGGTCTGACTGAGAAGGAAGCCTTCTTCTGGGAGATACTTCTTATAAAACTGTATGGAAGGATTGATCTGGGGACCGGTTGTTTGAGGAATCACACGGATGGTGGGGAAGGATCAAGCGGGGTGATTTGTTCTGCTGAAGCAAGAGCTAAAATATCTGCTGTGAAAAGAGGAAATACTAACTGTCTTGGAAGAAAGTGTTCTCTAGAAACAAGAGCAAAAATGTCTACAAATCATGCAGGAATGAAAGGAAAGGTGCATTCAGACGAAACTAAGGCTAAAATGTCTTCTGCTCATATAGGAAAACCGAGGTCTGCTGAATGGAAAGCAAAACTGTCTGCTTGGCAAAGAGGAAGGGTTTTTTCTGCTGAAACAAGAGCAAAAATGCGACTTTCTAGATTAGCCTATGTAGAAAAATGTAAACAGGAGCAGCAACGAATGCAAAACGCAGAAATTTTTAACTCCTTTTGATTCAATTATTTACCAGAAAAACCCTTGACAAGTGCGTATGGGTCATGTTATAATTAAAATATAGAGAAAAATAATTATAGAGCACGGGCAGCAGGCTCCTCCTAGTAGTGTATTTGTCATTGTGGGTTTAAGCGCGCAAGCGTTCTCACAACTACTACCTGCTGTCTGAATTTATTATCATACGGGAGGCGGGGGGAAGAGTGCAATGCTCTTCCCCCAAGGATTGAGTAGTATGGAAGACAATATGAAGAAATTTTTGCTAGGACTTGTTCTAATTTTCTGTTTTGCAGTTCCAGTTGCATCGCAGGCACAGGTGGTGGTTGTTGTACATCCCCACCACCATCATTACAATCACCATCATCACTATCCCCGTGTGAATTAAAGAGTTATGAACCCTACCAACGATTGCCCCCATGTCTCACAGGAATGGGTTCGGAGGCAATGGGAAGTATACCATACCGTTAGGAAGAAGAGGACGAGTATATGATACATGCTACAGTTTGTAATCACAACTTAAATGGCACAGATCGAGACGTAGCTGCTGCCGAAATGAGGCAGGCTATCAAGGATCAAGCGAAAGCCCAAGAGAACTCTTTCCCTTCTGACCACGTTGTAGATGCAATTGTCCCTAATAGTTTTGTAACAAGTCAGACAAGTAAAGAGTAATAAGGAGAAACAAATGACAAATGTTGCTATTCCAGTAGTCTCACCAGTAGTCTCACCAGTAGTTCCAGTAGTCAGTGCACCCGCGACTGAAGAGCTAATTTCTAAAGAGAGGGCAAAGAATAATTTTCCTTCACAGTCGCCGTATGCTGTAAAATCTTCACAAAAAGTAGCAGAGTACAAGGAAACACCAGTAGTTTCTGCTAAAGTGGAAAGCCAGTATCCAAAAGTTGCACATGTTTCATAAGTGATTGGTGCGCCGGACGAACGTGTTAGCCGGGCGAATCACTCAATTAATGCTCCAGTAACTAAGTAATAGGAGAATAAATGTTTTCAATAATTATTTGTCTTGTGGGTCTGTTGGTGTATTTGCTAACTCCAGTGCCAACCCCTATTAATCCAAGGGTAGCAAGGGTTACAGATGTTGGAAGGATTATGTTTTTTCTTGGTTTAGCTGCTTTGTTGCTGCTAACTGTTTTGGGACATCCGTTTTTGCTTCCTCATTTGTTTTTAAACTAGTTTAAACAGGACCGCTGCATCTTAACATGCTTAAAAATTGCGGCCACGGGAGGAAAACTCCCGATTTTTGTGGGGGAAGGATAAATGTTCTTCCCCCTTAACACGGTATAACATGGACGTAAAAGGGCCAGATGTTTTCTAGAGTGAAAATAAAAAGGGGAGCATTGGATCACTTTAGGAAAAAAGCGAGAGCGGCCTTTCCCCTAGAGATTCAGGCGTACATGATTGGAAAGATTGTGTCTGTCAATGAAATCGATGTTACCAAAATTGTTTATACCACAGAGTATGGTGTACAGACTCGTGGGAGTGTCAGTTGGTATTTGTCTGATTTAAATGCAGCAAAAATTAAAGCCAGTAAGATGGGTCAGACTATCGTTGGAGACATACACAGTCACCCGTCATGGGATGCAGTGATGTCGAAGGATGATTATGCTGTCTGCATAAGAGAGTCGTATTCTATACAAGGGATTGTTTCTGTCAGTAATAAAAAGAGAACACGTATCCATTTTTGGACACCAAATTCAGCGTTAGAGTGCCAGATAGTCTACATTTAAGAAATCACTTAACTCTGGAGGGAGTTTATGATAGAACCAAATCCAGTGTTATTAAAGAACACACAAGAAGAGATTGACGATATTATAGAGGAATCTGAAGAGGATGTATCTTCTGACCCCAGTATTCCAGAGTATCCCGAAGATCAAAAGTTTTGGGACCAGATGCGTGTTGAGAATACAGAGTTAAAGAACATCTTAAAGACAAAGATTCTGGATAACCCAAGAGTTTCAAATCTTGAACTTCTTGAAGCGTGTCGAATAATTGCCTCGATCAACTATGTGTATGTACAGGAAGGTTTGTTACATCGTGTAAAACGTACAACACCAACAATTCTAGAAAGCCAGAAGAAATATTATGAAGCTTACGAAGAGTTGTTTAAAAACAGGGACAAGGAAAGATTAAGAGTAAGGCGCGGGTATTTAAGAAAGCGAATCGAGCAGGCTAAAAAGAAGGTGATTTTAGTTCACCCAGATATTGTAAAATCATGGGTAGCCGAATTAAAAAGGATTGAAACTCACCTTAAAAAGAGAATAAAAGTTAAGGTTCCCGCAGATGAAGCTATTCTTATTGCCTCTGAAGAAACCAATCAACGTGTGCAGCAGATATTAGCAGATATTGCATCGGGCCTTGTGGGAGGGGAATAGTGCGAATTTTTAGAACAATAGATCGCATAGAAAGTTTGTTAGAAGCAAACAACATATTACTCCAGCAAGTTAGCCATAGAATTAATTGGCTATTAGCGCATCACAGTTTTACAGTTAGTATTTATCAGGAGACTCAAATGGCACTTGGAAATATTTCAGCCGGTACTTCCGGCACTTTTGTAGCAGTTCTTAACGATAACGGATCGCCTATTGCTCTGCCTACTACATCAACTTTCGCATGGTCATCGTCTGATGCGACCGTAACCTTTACTGAAAGCACGGATACAACTACTGTAGTAGCATTGGTTCCAGCCGGTGATCTTGGGACTAGCGTGACTATTACAGCCTCAACTGTAGGTCCAGACGGTATAACTTATAGTGGTTCTGTTACCGTGGCCCTTACTCCTGTTGCTCAAGCATACACAGTAACAGTTACCCAGTCGGCATAAGATGTTCCTGATTAATTCGGAGGAAATATGGGAGCATCTTTTGAAGTAGACATAGTTGAAGCGCAGAAATTTCAAAGCGTGTGGGACTTCCGGGGGGTAGCTATTCCGCTGCCTCCCGAAGCCGCATATTTTGCAAGAGATTTTGCTAATGTAGTTATACGAAACTTCATTGAACTTTGTCAGCAACAAGCAAAGGAAAAGAAAGAGTTAAAGAAGGTTACTCTTTTGTAGTTTAAAAAAAAACACAGGGGAAACTATGGTAGAGCAACTTAAAAATAAATGGCAGCAGAGTATTCCAGAGTGGGTCAAAGTTGTTACTCCTCTTCTTTTTGGGTTACTTAGTATGACTTGGTGGTTAAGCGCGCAGAACACAGCGATTGATAAACGCTTGGCAGGTATTGAAGCCAAGCAACAAGAAATGTCTCAAACCTATGTTAAAGAACATAATGAGATATTTCTTTTTGGGCAGAGGATTGGAATTATTGAGACTTACTTACATTACCAAGAAGATCGCCACGGGCATTCGGGAGAATTTCCATTACCGGTGATAGAACTTCCGGCTAACTAGGATGTTTCTCCGGCCCAATGGCAGAGCATGTGAGAGGAGCCAATGGAAGAAATCTATAAAGACAAAAATCACGGCTCTGTTTGGGTAGGCGATGATAACGATTATCTAAAAATTCAAGGCAGAGATGGTTGGGCAGCAGCAAGGATGTGTAAGTATGGTCCCGGAGGTCACCAACAAACATTGGGATATACTACACGGGGAGCACCCAAAGGAAAAAATTATCTCTCCGTTCAAAAAGAAAATCATCTTGCAGTAAATCTTATTGATGCAACTGATCCGAACTTCGTCCCCTTCGAATGTATAAAGATCGCACTAGACTTCATCAAGGCGAAACTACAGGAAGGGAAAAAAGTTTTGGTTACTTGTAATGCAGGACATTCACGAAGCCCCTCAACGGGGCTTGCCTTTTTGCGTTCGGTAGGTGATATGCCTTATAGTTTTGGTAGAAGCGAGACTATTTATCATACAATATATCCTAAGTATAGTCCAAACATGGGCATAAGACAGATTATTAGAGAACATTGGTCAGAATTGGACGGTTTGGAGATTTCAGATGGCAAATGATAGTGCATTAGACAGCATAAAGGATCAAGTTTCAAATGTAGAGAGAAATCTTTCAGATACATTTCATGTGCCTGATATTTCCAAAGCGTTAGATACAGTTTCCGATACAGCCGAGAAAGCAGTTAATACAGGGAAAAATCTTGTTGACAAAGCAAAAGCTTATGTAAATAAAACTGCCCCTCCCCCCGCTCACACACCAAGTTACAAAGACGGGACAGATTACGTTCCTAAAACTGGACCAGCTAAATTACACAAAGGTGAAGCTGTTTTAAATAAAGAGGATGCTAAAGAACATCGTAAGGAAAAAGGAAATGACATGTCAAAAGAAAGTGTAATGAAGGAAGCTACCTCTTCCATGGCAGGAAAGAAAGAAGAGAAGCCCAAGAAAGAAGTTGAATCCATTCATACTCGCCACGCAAAGAACGGTGGGTATATTCACACTCACCACCACACACATCCAGAGCATCATCCAGACGAGGAACACATCTCAAAGGACCAAGATGCAATGGCAGACCATATGTTGCAGAACATGGGACAGCCTAACCCCGGAGAAGCAGAGGCAGATGCGGGGCAAAGCGGTATTCCCGGAGACGCGGGCGCAGCAGGGGCCGGTGCAGCAGGGGCAGGTGCAGGAGCGCCACAAGCAGCATCAGCAACTCCTCCACCAGCAGCAGGAGCACCGCCAGCAGGTGCATCTCCTATGGGAATGTAAGGAGATATTATGGCAGGAAAAGAAAAAGTTGAACTATCCAATCATAGGGTAGTGATGCATTTACACAAGGGCGGATTGCATCGAGCACTGGGGATTTCTGAAGATAAGGATATTCCCGAAGAAAGGTTAGATACTGCTTTAAATAGCAAGAATGAGCATGTCAGAAAAATGGCTTCCCTTGCAAAGACAATGAAGAGTTGGAAGAAGTAAGGAGTTATATGAGTCTGTTACCACCCAGTGATAAAAATTTAGACAACGGAAATCAAGTGACGACACAGGCAGCAAGTAAACCGGCACCGGCATCTCCAAAACCTGCTTCAACAGGAAAAACGGTAGCAAAGGATTCTCTTGGTATAATTGGGGCGGCATTAAGCGGGGCCAGTAAAGGTGCTTCATCCGATAGCTCTGGAAGTCAAAGTCAAATGGCTCATCATTTTGAGCCAGCAAGCTACAAAACAGGCACGGCATACGTTCCCAAAACTGGACCAGCGATCTTACATAAAGGTGAAGCAGTTATTCCGGCCAGCGAAAATAAGTCTGAAGGAACGGTTTCTACCCATAGAGCACTTATGCACCTTAACCATGGTGGATTGCACAGGGCGCTAGGTCTTAAAGAGAGTGACGGAATTCCCAGAGAGAGTGTGGAAACGGCGCTTGGAAGCAAGAATGACCACGTAAAGACCATGGCCGGACTCGCCGGTGTGGTGATGGGACCGAAGGAACAGAAGGAACCGAAGAAAAAGTAATGCATATCTGGGAGGGTCATGCAGATCAGTAAATTAGAACAACTTTATGAAGAGTGCAGACATCTCCCTCATTATCAATACAGAGATATGGATGATGAAGAGTTTTCCAAACGAGCAGTAACTAGTTTTGGGCGATTGAACGAGAAAAATAGAAACATAGTCCTTAACTCTTGGAGCAAGAAACTTGGAAAGTCCAGCGGTGAGTTGGATGCAGCAGATATTCGTAAACTTGTTGTTTACAGATTTGCGGCCCAGACTAACCTTTATTTTTTATGTCATTTACTTGAGAAGTATGACCAGACAACACTGCAAACACACGAAGAGATTTGTAATGACTTCTTCGTACATAAAGACCCAACATTTTCAACATTTGAAGAATTTGCTAATCAGTATTCAGCCCTAAAGGAAAGGCTTTTGTTAGTGCCACGTGGAGGATATAAAAGTTCGATTGACATTGCTGATTGCGTCCAATGGACCATTTGTTTTCCAGCAATTACAATTCTAATTCTTACGGGAGTTTATAAACTATCAGGAGATTTTCTTGGGGAAGCGAAGCAACATTTTACACATGATGAGAGTGGACAGAAAGACGATAAGGGCGATGTAATTTTACAGCCCCGCCAAATAATGGATAAGAAAACTGGTGAATGGTCTGATAGCATGTTTCAGGTTCTTTTCTCTGAGCACTGCATTTCACCTAATACTGGAACACAATTTGAGTTTCAGACACCGGCTGGTGGAGATGACAAAGAGCCAACAATTAGAGCGGCGTCTATTGAACAAGCCCTATCTGGAATGCACTTTGGTGTGTTGAAGTTGGATGATGTGGTAACAAATGAGAACAGCCAAAATCAGGATAGAATTAGGACCATTAATAATCAAATCAGTATTAACAAAGCTATGTTGAATCCTTATGGATTCTTCGACTTAATTGGTACTTGGTATGACGAGTTCGACCAGTATGGAATTACGGTAAGACAGGAAGAGAAGTTTGCTGAAGAAGAGGGATTAACAAATAATATCCACGGTTCAGTGGATAGTGGAATTTTTAATAGCAGTGTATTTGTCAAGGTTTATTTGCGTTCTGCATGGTGGCCTACGGATGAGGCCAAGAAATCTGGAAAGGTAGACGATGAGATGACCAAGAGCGATTATGTTCTTTGGTTTCCCGAACGCCTGAACTATGAATTCTTAGAGCGCGAGTGGAAGAGAGATGAGGGCACTGGCAACTTTGCTATTAAGTATTTAAATAATCCTCGTAAAATCAATAATGTTAAGTTCCCTCGGGAGCTACTAGTACGGCGTACCATTCCTCATTATCAGTTTCCGCAGCAGGGAATAGTGGTCACAGCGGTTGATACCGCGTACAGCGTCAAGTCTTGGGCAGATTATACAGTTGCAATGACTGCGTTGATTTTTGGTGGACGCTTCTACGTTATTAACATGGTTAGGGGAAAGTATAACGAGTATGACTTACCGAAGGTAATTGCTAATGTTGGTTATAAATGGAAGCCCAAGAGAATTGCCATTGAGGACTCCGTTGGGGTCAAATGGATGGGTCGAGAACTCAGACGAGAAATGGATGCACTCAAAATTTCTATTCCTGTCGAATTCTGCTCGTTGGGCTATGGTACAAAACTTCGTTCGAAGCAGCTTAAAGCCAAACCCGTTCTCAGATTACTAGGGGATGAACGTTTGTATTTTCTGAATTCCTGTGAAGGACTGGCAGAAATTTACACAGAGATGGAGCAGTTCACAGGGACTAGTGATGATAAGCACGACGACATTGTGTCGGCCATTTCTCTTCTAGTCGAGCAGTTTGGCGGCTATGCAGACATGGACAGAAAAATTAGTATAGCTTCTTCCGATTTTGCAGCCGATGCGAAGTCGAAGGCTCGGCACGATATGATTTATTGCGCCGGGGAGTATGCGAGTCTCAATCAGAACGGAAGCGAAGACCCGAAAACGGCCTATGCATTACTGAACAGCCCGGCACAGCAGGTGCAGGAAAAATATGCTGACCCTTTTAGCGATTTGATGGGATGACCGGAGGCTGTGTGACCCCTACTCTGAATGAACTAAAAAAGAAAGTTGTGGAAGACTATCAAAGACAGCTTCCCGGAGAGCGTTTATATGGAAAAATCTTTTCTGTCTACGTTCTTGACAAATACGCAAAATTATTGCTACGGATTTACAGAAAGGTAGAAACGCGAAAGGAACACTAATGATGGATAATGGTTTTTATACATATCTCTGGTTAAGAGAGGACGGCACGCCGTACTACGTGGGAAAGGGGCGTGGCAAACGTGCATTCCGTTGCGGAGCGCCCCCTGCGGAACGAGTGATAATACAATATCACCCGAGTGAGCGGGATGCACTTGTTGCGGAAGTATTTTTTATTGCATACTACGGTCGTAAAGATTTAGGAACTGGGTGTTTAAGAAATTACACGGACGGTGGAGGGGGAGTAAGCGG